ACCCACAGCCCCCAGGCAGGCACAAACAGATCAGGCACACCAGAGGAAACGCCCTCGGCTTTCAATCGGCCAGCAGTGGCAGGGCTTCGCGCCCCACCGTTCGGGATGGCAAATATCCGCACCCCTTTGTACGTCTGGCGAAACCAGCGCACCACCTCGCGCTGCTCCTCATGCTCGGTGGGTATGCGCTCGGCGGTCAAAACTTGATCTCCTGTTCCCACTTCGGGCACTCTCCCACGGCCTCGGCAAACTCGGCTGGCGGCTTCATGAAGAACTCCACGCACATCCCGTCGTGGCCATAGTTCTCGCAGGTGTGGCAGCAGCGCGGTGGCCCAGCGCGATCCCACTCGCGCCACTGGACCAGGAACTCGGGCTCTGGTGGCCTGCTCATTTCAGCCCCCTTTGCATTGCCTTCACCCAGCACCTGGCGCAGTGCCATTTCGCACGCAGCTCGACACCGCCCCTCGGCTCCTTGGCCACCTTGCACAGATCACACACGCGCAGCTTCTGCGCCTTCACCAGTTCGTCAATCATTCCCAGCTCCTTTTCATCACTCTAAAAAATTTCCCGTCCTTGCGATACTCGATCAGCTTTGGCGGCGTGGCGTTGTTCATGTTTTGCACCATCTCGATCATGCTTTGCACTTTCAAGCCACCAGGCACAATGCTGGCGCTGTTCGCAATACTCAGCAGCAGGCCCATCGCCCTCTGGCCAGCGTAACCCTCGTGCATGATCGGCAAGTATTCAGTGATCGGAGGGTCACTCAGACCACCGTAATACGTCACCGCCAACATCTCAATGCCAGACGCCTTGCTGATGTGCTTGCGCCAAGCCCAGCTGCTCACCTCCAGCTCCTTGCCCTCCAGCCCCATGATGTCGTCATTGCGCAGCACCATCGCTTTTTTCACAGGCTCGGGGAACTGCTCACCGCACGACGGGCAGGTCATCACCGAAATGTGCACCAGCTCCCCACAGTGGTCGCACACCTTCACCGGCGCTTCGCCCTCACCATCGCTGCTCGACTTCTTCGGCGGCTGCACATTCGTGATCGGGCCATGTGTCTCCACTACCCCAGCAAAGTCCAGCACCAGGCAGTGATCGGTGTGGCTCTTGACCCTCATGCCCCTGCCGGCCATCTGCACATAAAGGCTGGCGCTCATCGTCGGCCTCAGCATGGCCACCAGGTCGATGTCGGGGTAATCAAAGCCAGTCGTCAGAACATTGGCGTTCGTCAGCGCACGCAAGCGCCCAGCCTTGAAGTCGGTCAGGATGCGCTCGCGCTCCTTCTTCGGGGTTTCACCAGTCACACACTCAGCAGCCACCCCCTGCTGGCGCAGGGCTTCGGCCACGTGCTGCGCGTGCTGCACACCAGCACAGAAGAACAGCCACGCTTTGCGCTCACCGGCCAGGGCCACCACCTCACGCACCACAGCCTGATTCTTGTCGTCCGTGTCCACAGCAGCTTGCAGCTCGGATTCGATGAACTCGCCCCCGCGCTTCTTCACACCAGTGACATCCAGCTTCGCCTTGGTGATCTTCGAGCGCAGCGTGGACAGATACCCCTTGAACACCAATTCCTCAATGCTCACAGGCGTCAGCAGGTCATCAAACATGGCAGGCTTGTCGGTTATCAGGCCATGCCCCAAGCGGTACGGCGTGGCCGTCAGGCCAATCACGCGCAGGCTCGGGTTGATCGCTTTCAGCTCGGCCAGCAGTTTGCGGTATCCGCCCTCGTCTTTGTGGTTGACAAGGTGGCACTCGTCAATGATCACCAGGTCGATGTGTCCCAACTCTCGCGCCTTGCTCCGCACCGACTGGATGCCAGCAAACGTGATCGGCTCCCCCAAGTCCTTGCGGCCAATGCTCGCGCTGTAGATGCCCATCGGCGCACCAGGCCAGTGCTGGCGCATCTTCTCAGCGTTCTGCTCGATCAGCTCCTTGACATGGGTCAGCATCAGCACACGGGTTTCGGGCCAGTTCTGCAAGGCATCCTTGCACAGCGCGGCCACAATGTGCGACTTGCCCGAGCCAGTCGGCAGCACCAGGCAAGGATTGCCCAGGCCACCGGCCTCAAACCAAGCATACAGCTGGTCGATGGTGCGCTGTTGGTACTCACGCAGCATGGCTTCCCCACTGTTTCGCCATCGCGTCAGCAATGCCTTGGTAAGTCTCGCTGCGGATCTTCCAGCGGTCGGCGCTCGGGGCCAGCTTGTTTTGTCCACTGGCGGTCTGGTTTCCCCAGCGCGGTCTGGCCTTCTTCTCGCCATTGCAGTTGGCGCACCCATACTTTCCAGCACCATCAGGCAATTCGATGCCACAACACACCCATCGCGGATCGACCAGCTCGGTGGCCACCAACTTCGGCAGACCCTTCAACCACAAGCACGTTTTCTTGCTGGCGTCGTGGCCAAACTCGTAAGGGTTGATGATCTGGTCTGGTGGCCGGATACGACTGGAAATCACGCTGACAGGATTCTCGATTGCGATGCGCTCGATAGGTGCATCCATCAGCAGGCGCACAAAAGCCAAGGCATCCTCAGTCAATTGCGGGTCACGCAGACCACGGGTTGTCCAGTGCATCCCGGACACGGACAAATAAGTGCATGGCGGATGGGCCACCATCAAATCCCATCCGTCGTGCATCACATCGCGCACATCCCCTTGGTAGTGCGGCCCAGGCTGATCTGTTGGCAGCAGGTCACAGCTCATGGCCTCATGGCCTTCACGGATGAAGGCATCACGCACTCGGCCAGAATATTCACAGGCGACAAGAACTCTCATGCAACCACCCTTCCACCAAACTGCTTGCGCATGTCGTGCAACTGTGTCCAGCCCTTGTCCGCGCAGGCAGCAGCATTGGCCAGCAGCTCACGCGAACTGAACACGCCCTCGATCTCAGGATCTCCATTGGCCACATTCGTGCCATTGATCTCGTACACGGCGGTGTAATCGTCAGGCCCATCCTTGCGCTGCCACGGCACCAGATCAGGGTGCAGGACATGGCCCTCGCAGCCGGTGCGCTGTGCATCCACCGGAATCACAGAATCCCACTTGGCGCAGTGCCAGGTCGAGTCCGACAACGGGGTCGCCATCGCGCAGGTGCGGCAGTTCACATGCTCAGTCGTCTTGGTGTAGGCACAGAACTGCGACGCATCACAGAACTTGCACTGATACCAGGTCGCAGGGTCAGCACTGATCGGCTCGGGCATCCGGTCACTCAGGGCAATGCGCTGGCCACGCGCAATGGCAGGCAGCGCCACATCCTTGTCGAACTTCACACGCTCGGTGTGAATCCGGTCATCATCCTTGCATACGGCCAGATACAGTGCACGATCCAGGCCAGTGCCGGCCATGTAAACCTGCATCTGCACAAAATGCTCCGGCTTGGACTTCTCCACGCCATCCTTCACCAGCGCATCAAAGGACTTCTTGGAATGCGTCTTAAACTCGGCCACATGCTTGGTCTTGGGGGCATCGGGCACGCCAGAGTCGATGATGGCGTCCAGGCTTCCAGACACATGGCTGCCAAAGTCAACCCGGTGCTGGCTCGACACCTTGCGCACATCCATGCCGATCGCACGCAGGTCGCTGATGATCGTGGCCTCCTCATTTTGCCCACGGCGGAACAGTCGCAGGATGCGGCCAGGGAAAGACGGCTGCACCGCCCAGCGGAACGACAACCACAGCCAACGGTCGCAGGGGTGGCCCAGGCCACTGGCCCCCATGTGAGGGCGTGGCTCCTCCTTCTTGGCCTCATGCGCTTTGTCAATCAAGGCCTGGATGGTATGCTCTGACTCGGGAATCTTCATGCTGTCTCTCCTTTGAGAATTTGCCCAGGCCTTCAACAGCCTGGGCATTTTTTTCGCTTACTTCTTGGCCCAAGGTGGCGCGGCCTTAGCGGTGGCAGCCTGAGCAGCCTCGGCCTGCTTCACAAAAGGCGGCACAGCAGCGGCAGCCGGTGCAGCACTTCCAGACATAGACTTGAAGCCCTTCACCTCATTGCTTGCCCCATACTGCGCGTCTTGCTTCACATCCAGCTTGATCGACAGGCTGTTGCCAATCAGCTGGTCGGTGTCCGTGACCTTGGCCAAGCCGATCGCACGCATGATGTCGCCCAGCTGCTGGCGGCCAATCTCCTCGGCCTTCTGGTTCGGGTTTTTGATGTTCAGGTTGCCAAACACCACACGACCTTGATGGGTCGGGCCCGTCACGTCGTAGCGCAGCTTGATGTACTGGCCATTGCCTGCCTTGGTGTCCTTCAGCTCGGCCTGCGTGATCGTCACCGTGTACCAACCAGCTGGCAGGGGTGAAAAGTCACCGCCGCCATTGCCCTGGGGCAGTTCGTTGACGTCAAATGCTTCGTTGAGAAATGCCATGATATTTACTCCTTGGGAATGATTTTGAAAGATGGGCGGCCAGGCTTGGCCGTAATTGCACCGGCCAAAGGCCCAGTGATTGTTGCGTCTGTCGCCTTCCAGATCGCCATGTTCAGTTCGGGCTTCCAGCGAAACAGCTTGGCCAAGTGGTCTGTCAAACCAAACTCGGCGGCCAGCTCCTGCACCTTGTCGCCATCGACCTTGCGGTCAATGCGGCCAGAGATCTTGACCACAAAGCCCTCGGGCTCCGCAGTCTCAGTGCCCTCGAAGTTCTCGGCCACAGCCAACAGCTTGACAATCTGGTCCTCGACCTTGCGGCGCTCGCCAGTGGCCTTCTCCTCGTCAGCCTTGTGCACCATCCATTGGCGTGAAAGCTCTTTCAAGTCGGGCTGCATCATGCTTTGCCCCCGATCTTGGCAATAATCGCGCCCAGGTCTGGGGCTTCCCAGCCAGACAGCTTGCCAGAGCGATCCTTGGCAAGCCACAGGCCATCCGAGTCGCACATCAGGGCGCGTTGCGTCACACCCTCAGCATCGCGCTCGACCCGCAGCGCCAGCACTTCATCAAAGAAATACGGCAACGCTTGGCCAGTCTTGTTGCCAGGCATCGAAGGGCTGTACAACACCCGGCCCATCTCGTCCTGCGTCTTTTCCAGCTTGGCGCTCATGTACACATGCTTGCCAGGCAGATCACGGAAGGCGCGGATAATGTCGGCCATCTGCTCCTGCATCGCCCCATAAGCGGCCCGAGGATCTTTGTTTGCCTTCTTCTCAGTGTTCAGGCACACCTCAGCAATTTCGCTGATCGAGTCCAAGGCCACCGACTGGAAGACCCCAGCTTCTTCGCTGGAAGTCAGCCAGGAATAAGCCTCGCGCAGATCATCCATGCTGGCAATCTCAATGTAGGGCAGGTCAGCGTCTTGGATCGACAACAAACCACCCTCAGCACTCAGCACCACCACGCTCGGCAAAGTCTTAACCAGCGTTGTTTTGCCAGCACCAGCCTGCCCATACACCAACAACTTCACACCATTGGCTGTCAAGCCTCCGGTCGTCTTCAAATTGATCGCCATGATTGGCTCTCCTTTTCTTTGTTTGCACCACTGTCAGGGAATCTGTTTGTGGTGTGCTTGCATTGTAAACACAAAATCGGGTATAGTTCAAGCACTCCCGCAAATATTTTTACAGAGGTGCAAATTATGATGACTGTTGAGCAAATCAAGAAAAGGCTGGAAGATGCCAATTTAAAGAGGGTCGCTGAGAATGCAGGCGTGCATCCGGCTACGGTCTACCGCTTCATGCAAGAGGAATCCAAGCCCCTCTATGAGACGGTCAAAGCCCTGAGCGATTACCTGAGCAGGCAGGAGGCGACAGTCAATGGCTGACCTCTCCAAAGTCCTAGGCGGCCCTTGGGCTCCACCACCAGAAAAACTGGTCGCACCACCAGAAGCACAGCTCATTGATGCCATGCGTGCAGCAGGCCTGGAACCACCAGACGAGATCTTGATGGACGGAAAGATTCATCGCTTCAAGTCAGGAACCAAGGGCACGCCAGGCATTGACAAACCGGGCTGGTATTTGGTTTTCGGGGACGGCATCCCAGCAGGGCGCTTCGGTTGCTGGCGCATGGGCATGGAAGTCACATGGCGTGCAGACGTTGGCCGCAAGCTCACAGAGTTCGAAGAGATGGCCCACGCAAGGCGCATCAACGAGTCCAAGGTCTTGCGCGAAGCCGCACAAGAGCGCCAGCACCAGATTGCCAGCGAGACAGTTGAGAAGATCTGGCTCAGTGGTGGCGCAGCTCACCCAGATCATCCCTACCTCAAGCGCAAAGGCATCCAGACACACGGCGTGCGCATCACCGGGGACGGGCGTTTGATGGTGCCTTTGTATGACCAGGACAGAAAACTCAGCACACTGCAATACATTGACGACCAAGGCGGCAAGCTCTACCACCCTGGCGGCCAGACCGGGGGCAAGTTCTGGATGATAGGCTCACTGGATGAGCCTGGCACACTGTTCGTGGCCGAAGGCTTTGCCACAGCTGCCACCATCTATGAGGCCACCGACAGGCCATGCGTGGTGGCCTACAGCGCCAGCAACCTTGTGCCAGTGACAGGCACACTCCGTGAAATGTACGGCGCAACCCAGGACATCGTTATCGTGGCAGACAATGACAGCTCAGGCGTTGGCCAACGCTACGCAGAACAGGCCAGCGCCAAGTTTGGTGCCAGGATGGTCATGCCACCCATCCAAGGCGATGCCAACGATTACGCCCAAGCTGGCCACAATCTCTCAGCCCTCCTCACACCATCCCACGATGACTGGCTCATCCCGGCGGATGACTTCTGCTCTCAGCCATCCCCCATCAGCTGGCTGGTCAAGCGGTGGATTCAGTCCCAGGCCTTGGTCATGGTCCACGGGCCCAGCGGCGGCGGCAAGACTTTTGTGGTCTTGGACTGGTGTCTCAGGATGGCCAGCGGCATCGAGGACTGGTCAGGCCATAAGGTCAGGCCAGGCAATGTGGTGTATCTCGCAGGCGAAGGCCATCACGGTCTCAGGGGCAGGGTCGCAGCCTGGAAGCACCACCACCAGGCAGGCAAGCTCAAAATGTGGCTCTCCAAAGACGGATGCGATCTCAACACCCCCACCGGCTACCTCAAAGTCGTCGAGCAGGTCAGGATGCTCCAAGAGCGCCCCAGCGTCATCGTGGTCGACACCCTGCACCGCTTCCTTCAAGGCGATGAGAACTCAGCCCAGGATGCCAAGACCATGCTGGATGCCTGCAACGCCCTCATGATGGAATTCAACTGCTCAGTGATCCTGGTGCACCACACCGGCGTATCAGACGAAGCCCAGCACCGGGCCAGGGGATCATCAGCATGGCGCGGCGCCCTCGACATCGAGATCAGCATCATCCCAGGCAAAGACGACCAGCCCATGCAAATCGTCCAGCGCAAGTCCAAAGACGCAGAACTTGCCGAGACCGTTTTCGTAGAACTTCACACAGTCGAGATCCCAGGCTGGCGCGATGAGGACGATCAGCAAGTCACAAGCGCAGTCGTTGTCGAGGCCTCAGCACCCGCCCAGGCCAGCAAAAAAGACAGCAAGCTGGACAC